CGACGCCGCTTGATAAACGAACTGCGTAAAACTCCCGGTATTCGGCACGGTGAGCGTGGCGCCGATCTTCGTGCCGGCGGGAAATTCAAAATGCCATTTGCCAGGACTGTTTGGCGAAGCTACGCAGCCGCTGAGCGTATAGCCGCCTGCGGCGGGCACCGTCACAGAGAAATCCACGGTTTGCCCGGCAGTGATAAAGCCGATGATCCCCTGTGTGGGATAGCACGGCGCCGCTTGAAGCTGTACCGCGGGATTGCTGGCTACGATCGAGGAAGTTCCCGCAGGCGGCCCGATCGATCCGCCGCTGGCCGTGCCTGGCGGCCCTTGCGGCCCAGGTGGACCAGTATTCCCTGCTGGCCCTTGCGGCCCGATCGCGCCGGGCGGCCCAACGATGCCTTGAATCCCCGCCGGCCCTTGCGGCCCTGCATTTCCTGTAGCGCCCTGCGGTCCTGCTGGCCCTTGTGCGCCCTGTGGACCAGGCGGCCCGGCAATGCCAGCGCCGATATTGGCCACTGCGGTTTGCAGTGTCGCCACGTTTTGATTCAGCGTTTGAACATTCGAGAGCAGCCCTGTAGTGAGCGACGTGAGGCTGCAGTCTTGATCCGCCAGCCGCATAAGCGGATCCGTAAGATCGATGCCAAGTTTCGGAGTGAGCAGCGCGCCGGCGCCGGCCACGTCCTGCTGCTGCTGCTGCGTGAGGCAGGTGGAAACGTAAGGCGTTTGTGCAGCCAGGCTAGTGGCGCACAAGAGCAACGCGGCTAGAATTAGTTGTTTCATTGTACTCTCCGATAATCCGCCAATGCCATCAGCCAATGTGACCCGCCACTATCTGACCCGTCTGCGAGGCTGAAATACATAGAGCCAATATCGGGAGCTTCCACTGTGGCAATTTTATCTTCCACGGCAAAGATGCAAGAGGTTGCTTCGATTGTCCAGCCAGGTCCAGGGCGAAACAAGCCGCAACCCACGGCATTAGAGTTAGCAAAACTGATAAGCAAGTCACCCTTTTGTGGAACGACAGGGCGAGTCCACCAGTAAGGACAGTTCTGGCCGTCCGTGCAGTCTGTGAAAACATCGTTTGCGTTTGAGTAATCGCCTTGCGCCCCTTTGCTGTACGCCCAAACGCCTTCGTACAAAAGGATGAAGACATCCAGCCCTGCCCCCTTCCCGAAGCTCACTACCACGCCGGATGAATATGGGAGCGAAGTGAAAGCTAAATGGTAGATGGAATCCCCGGTAAAAGTATTCACGTAGTCCGGTTTAACGGTTTGCACGTTTCCATACCCTATTGTCACCGTGATGGGCTGCCCCGCTAATCGAGCCACAATGAAGGACGTATAGCCGTTACTGGCCAAAAATAAACAATTGCTTGCAGGACCAGAACATGCAATCGGCTTTTTAGCAGGGAGTGACACCTGCGCAGCGAGCGGAGATGCCAGCAGGAACAAACTAGCGATTAAACGTAATCTCACGCTTCACGCCTTTCAAAAGCTCATCGTTTGGCACTTCGATGGTCACGGAGTCTACTGGCCGATTGTCTTTGCCTTTCCAGACCAGCATCAGCACTGTGGGATTGCGCCACGTTGGGTCAATTTCCACCGTTGAAACAATTCGCCCGTTCACGTCTGTATCGCGGTGATTGTTCTCGTACCAGCCATCTTTAGTTCGCTTCTGAGCGAACTCGATGCGGCCTTCTAGTGGTTCTTTAGATTGCCCATACCAGTGCTTTGTTTCGATTGTGAACGTCAAATCAAACTTAATTTCCAGCAAATGCTTTGGGTCGGGTGGATGTGGGTAGATAGAAGCACTGCGCGCGATAGGACTTTCCTTTAAGGGTTCCGGCCCCTCAAGGCATATAGGCACACGCTCCCTGCCGAAGCCGGGAGGGTCGCCATGCTCAGAAGCGTGATAATTTTGAGGGCATTCCCAGTGCCCAATCCACTGCGGGTCGCCTGTGACGATACCGGGAGGGATAGTATCACGCACCCATTTAGCCGATGGCGGTTGTTGCGGTACAGCAAACAGAAAAAGAACTGCAAGAATTATTGTGCTATACATGAATATCCCACGTCATACGTAGAAGTAGAAACCGTGCTAACTGTCGTCAGAATGTTCACCGTGACAGCAGTTGTGGAAATGGCACTAGGAAAGGGCAATCCTATGCCTACTGGAGCAGCGGTAATCCATGAACCTGTCCCGGTGTTTTTAATCCAATAATTGCATGAAGGTGCAGCGCCGGAAGGCCCGGCATACGTTCCAGCGAAGTTATAGCTAAAGGATGGGTTTGTTGCCGTCGTTGTTCCCGCCGTGATACGAACCGTACCCTTTTCATTTGTACTGCCAGCCACAAGAGCGCATGTTCCATTGCCAGCCGATTCCGCGCAACTACCTGGCGCAAGCGTAGTGATTGAACCCGCCGCAAAGACAACGGTTGGGTCAGTGTAAACTATTGCATTCGTTCTAGAGACTGCGTTGAGAGTCCCGCCAACTATCGTGCCTACCCCTAGAATCAATTTCTGGCCTGCTACGTTCATAAAAATACCGTTGCTCGTAGCGCCAAGACAGTTCCATCGCCCGCCCTCAAGAATCACTAAGGCTCCAGCACCGCCCATTAAGATTCCCGATGAGTTTGTGGTGTTGCAGGTAAACAGATTGCTACCGATGCCGTGGTAGCGGCCTGAGATACTTAAAATCACTGTCAATCCAGCCCCGCCGTAATCGGAGCCAAAGTCGGTCAAGTCGGCACCAAGTGGAACGCCTAGATTCGGCCCATTCGTGTCGCCAAAGAAAGCATAGTAGAACTTGACGATAGAGCCATTTACCTGGCCTCCCACATTCCCGCAACCGTCAATGATTGGCGCTCCCCATCCACGAAAGCCAATGCCCATGTTAATGCCTGTAAGATTTGTGTCTGACCCTCCGGTTGCCATGCAAGCGACTTGTGTCCATTGAGAACCTAATTGTCCGGCTAGAAGATTTCTAGGGCTGGCGAGACCAGTATTGCCCCATCCAAAACCATTGAATTGCAAATCCTTGACGGTCGATTCGAGGTAGTTGAAGAAACACCCACCGTTGTTTGCTCCTGTAATGGGACAGCCCGCGAAGTTGAAACCCGTCGCTATGCCGAACATGGATACGCCGATGCCCTGCCCTGAGACTTGCGCCGTGTAGTCGGCTTGCGGTTCAGCACCCAAGCAGTTTGTGCCAGGGTTGTTGAAATGAGGCTGTAAGAGAGCAGTGATTCCAGCGGGGATGACTAATCCCTGACATTTGTTCGCTCCCGCCCAATCTGTTTCTGCGGCAGTGATGGCGGCATCGTCATTTGTAGCCCACCAGATTATCCAGTTGGCCCCAGAGCTTGCTATAAAGTTCTGTGAGGCCGTTGCATGAGTGGCGTCCTGTACAGACAGAATCGTTGTGCTTGTAGCTACTGGAGTGGCTGCTGTCCCAACAAAGTTGAACTGCACGCCGCAACAACTACCTATCGTAGCAGAAAGCTGCTTGCCCACGTCGGCAGCACTCAATCCCGCTCCCGTGCATGTGAAAGTCGCTAACCCACTCGTAAACGAACACGTATTTACGTTGGCAAAAAATACCTTCCCATCAAACTTCGCTCCATACTTCGGGTCGGCAACATTGATAGATTTAAGGATAGGAGTTTGGCCTGCAACGATTCCGTTAATACTTCCGGAACCAGAAATGTTGATCGAGCCGCCGCTACCTACCGTTACAGGCGTCGTGACAGGGAAGCCCGTGCCGCTGCCAGAGGTATTCGAAAGCGCCGGCGCGGAAGCGCTGAGCAGCGTGGAAATATCAATAACGTTGCTAGTGCAGGTGGCTGGCGTGTTCGTGCCGCAGTTGATAGCTGTGGTGACGGTGAAACTTTGCGGACCAGTGCCGGCGGGCGGTGCGATCCCAGGCGACATATTGACGGTGAAACGCCAGGTTGTGTTTGATGGGTTGATCACGCCGCTATCTGCCAGGCGCATCGCAAAGCTGCCAGGCGCGCCACTACCCGGTGATGTGGGGCAGCCGAGCGCGATCGGGGAAGTCTGCGTGGTAAAGCCGCCGCCATTCAGCGTTGGCGAAGCGCCGCCGGCCGTGACAAGCTGCGCGGAGATTGTTCCGCATGCGTATTTCAGCCCGTTGGGATCGGTGATCGTTCCGGTAACGGTGGTGAAGCCGCCCTGCGCACGCGCCAATGGCACAAAACTAGAAACAAGAAACGCGAAAAGAAAAGCGAAACGGACGGCCGCGATGGTCGAACCACCTATGGCAACCGTCCGTTTTGAGGTATCGACGCAAGAGCCTATCATAAGAGTTGCTCCTTATGGTGCAAAGAAGCCGTGGATCTCCACTACGGCCGTACCCGCCACGGCGCCCGCTTGCGTGGCACAGACGGCACTCTGCAGCGGAGCAATCAGCGGCGTGCGCATTCCGACAACACTGGTGAGATTGGCGACGGTATCCGCATACGTAATGGCGGAAAGGTTCGCCGTTCCCGTGCCGCAGTTCGATCCCGTACCTGTCTTGAGTTGAATGGAGCTGGTGGTGCCTGCCGTAGTGGTGTTGATTTGGATATCCGTTACGTAGGCGCGCACGGGCACATTGTTGATGGTGGTGGGCGGCGACTGGCATTGCGTAGTGGTGTTGGTGCTCAGCGTGACGTTGCAGACGAATTGATTCGGGAATTGCGCGTCCTGCGTGATGACTTGTCTGCCGGTAGCATCCGCCTGGAAGGAAATTGCGGGCTGCGTCAAGCCGGCGGTGGTGGTGCCCGTCAATTCCGCAGCCATCGCGCCCGCGGCCGTGCCGCTCGAGAGCGTAAACGTGATGACGTCCGCCGCGGCTGTCGAAAGCGTGCTTGAGGCCCACACGATCAATCCCGCAGCTTGATTGCCGTTATTGAACGTGAGCTGCGTGACGGGGAGCCAGGTGCCGCCTTGCGTATCTGTGACGCCGCTGACAACGCAGGGCGTGGCGCCGGAACAACGTATCGCAGCGATCTTCGTGCTGCCTGCCAGCGTGTTGCCGCTGTAAGAGATAATACCAACGCCGCTGGCAATGTTGCTCTGGCGCAACGTTGTGGTGGGCGAAGAAAAAAGCACGATCGCGGCAATATCCTGCCCCGCCGGCGTGGAGTTCAAAAATGTTCGCTGGAATTTCTGGCCGGCGGCCACGTTAGCCAGGAATGCTAGAGACATTTGCGGAGAACCGCCGCCGCAACTGCCAGCGAAGCCCGGCGCGCAAGCCCAGGGCGCAACGAGTGTTGTGTTGGAGAGATCTGATAGGTTTGCTTCGAAGGCTAGGCCAAATTCGCCACTAGCGCTAGGCGTGGGCACGGTGTCGACGGTGAAAGTGCCTGCACTGCCGGCGGGGATCCCCAGCGAACTGATATTGAAATTATCGATACCGGCCGTAAGAAAATTTGTGTTTACGGGAAGTTGCAGGCCGCCATCAATGATAGGAAAGACGCCGCCAGCGCTCTGCTGCTGCGGCACCACGCCCTGTACGTTACCCACTACGCCATTGCCGATGCTAACCGGCGTTCCACCTGTCGGACCAGCGATCGAGCTGAAAGCAGTCTGCGCGCCGGCGTAGCTGAGATTAAAGAAGCTGGCGGCCGTACAAGTAAGCGCGATTTTTACGATTGGATAGTAGCCAGCCCCCTGCACGATATAGGCATTGACCCCGCCACCGATGGCAAAAGAAATTTGCGGATTCGAAATGCGGTACTGACTGAAGAAACCGTCTCCGCCATCAATTTCCATCGTAAAGCTGGGAGCGTTCGTAAATGCAGATGCCTGGTGCGCGATTTGTCCGATGTTCTGGACGGTGAAGATCTGCAGCGCGCCGGTGCATTGCACGTTATTGGCGAGCACCTGGTTGACGGTTTGCAGCCCCACATCACCGATAAATTGCGCTCGAGCGGACTGTGGAGCCGCAAGGCCAAAGAGAGACACCGCCGCAGAGAATAAAAACGTTTTCAGTTTCATGGAACACACTCCAAACGAAAAAACAGATCCAGCCACGCTTCGAGCGTGCTAAATCCAAATGTTGCTGTCTTCGATATCCGTTGGATAGTTCCAGCCAACGAAGCGCGCGCCAACGCGCTGGCCGGCCACCACGATGCCGCCATTCGGCCCAGCGGGATTATTGAAGGCCACCAAAGTGAGCACCTGATTTTCGAAGATACGGAAACCGGGAATTTCTGTGGGACTGGCAGGATTCCCGAGCGAAGCCAGAATGCTGTCATACGAAACGGCGCCTGGTGGCGGCGTACCGTCCACCAAAATGCGCCAAATCAAATCGCCGGTGCCTTCCACCCATCCGCCACCTACGAAATTGTTGGCCACTTTATAAATGATCCCATTGCGGCCAGGTGGCACCACGTAAGAGATGATCACCACCGTACTGCCGATCGCCGGCACCAGCGCATAGTTATCCTGATCAATGTTTTCCCAATTCTGGATACCACGCGGGAAAGTGACATAGTTGATCCCGTCGATCTTCATCGTTTGCACTGGATCGGGCTGCTCGGAACTGTCCGGACCAGAGCCAACATCCGCGGTGGTATCCGTGGTGGTAGGCGGCATGGCCAGATCATCCAGCAAATCTTCGCAAGGGCTGCCATCGGCAAGCCCGGCAAGAGGCACACGCGGATTGAAACGGTGGCTGCGATCCCCTAGCCCGGCTAGCGGTACGCGCGGATTGAAGCGCTGCGATCGCGGCAAATGAAGGATGCTGCTCATTTTAGAGCCCCCTTAAAAGAAAGATACCGCCAATCACTAGCGCGGCGATCGGGAGCCAATCGCCAGACACTCCCGATGCCGCGGCTGCAGGTGTGGCGAACGAAGGCATAGAGCCGGTGGGCGCGGCCACGGTGTTGGGCGCACTTGGCGGTGCCGTCGACGGCGAATAGAAAGGTGCGTAGGAACTGGCTGGCGCAGCAGCCGCCGGCGCCGTGGTATTCGGCCGCGACGGCGTAACGATTTGCATTGGCTGCGCGGAAGCTGCGGCGGCCGCGGCGTTTGCCGCATCGATCATATCCTGGAACTGGCTTTCCATCACCAGGCAGATCGCTTCCAGTTCTTCGTACATCACGCAGGCCGCGTTGCAATCCTGGTAGATGGATCCCACTGCGCTGCGGAAATCGCCTTTCAACGATTCCAGTGCGCTGATGGCGTCTTGCGGCGTTACCATGCCGCTCGAGACGCCTTGCGCGATGATACTCAGATAATTGTTGGCTGCAGGGACGGCGGAACAGAGCACCGTCTGTTCTTTTCGCACAGCTTGCGCGTGATGATTGATCAGCGTGCTAAACAGTCCAACGATAGCCGAGACGGCGATCGAGATCCCGGCCGTCACCGGCCCGAGCGCCGCGCCGGTGGCCATCAGCCCCACGTTAACGCCTTGCAGCGCGAGGCCAGTGCTGGTTTGTACCAGTTTCAGATCATTCTGTGCGCCGGTGGGAACGCCTTGCGCGGCCGCACAGTCTACTGTGCCAGGGATGTACGCCACTTCGCCGCTGGCGCCCATCATTTGTAGCCGCAGCGCGGAATTCAGAATGGCGGCTTTGCCGGATGCCGTAACTTTAGATTCGGTTACTTGCGCCGCGGCCGCTGCGGGCGTCATCGCGCCTAGATGCCAATGGTATCCGCGCAGCGAACTGTCCTGGCATCCACAATCGTTTCCGCTGTCGCATCCGCATCGCATCGTTTTCCTTTAGTCTGGCCAGTTGAAGCGGCGCACCATGCCGAAAAGCGCAACCTGGCATTCATTGCTCGCGCCGCTCGTATCTTGATTCTGGATGATCACCAGCGCTTGCGAATTCGGCCCGCCAAAACAATACGGCTCGCGCAAAAAGAACGGCTGGCAGCTTAGCGTGGCGCTACCGCCGCCGCATTGTAGAGCGCCAAGCACGCCGCGGCCGGCAAGACGCACACCGGATTTTTCTGCTATGTCTCCGCAGATGCGCCGGCCAACATCCTTCCAGGTGTAATAGCGTTTTTTTTGATCGAACATCTGCATGCGGAATCCGCCGGCGAGCGTCGACGTTCCCGTTATGCCGAACAAATGGAATTCGCGCTGGAAATTGATGCGGAGCTGCGTAGTTTGCCGCGCGGGGAGCACCGCTGTGGCCACTTCCCAGCTTGGACAATAGCCATCTTCGAAGCCAGGCGGATGTTTTTCGCCCAAGCGATAGACGGCGTGCTGGTAACTGTCCAGCGGCAGCATGCGCGCCAGATAGTTCACCAGCACGTTGCGATCTTTGACGGGATTCATCGGCTGATGAAACGAATCCGAGCGCGCCGCAGCGTTTGCCGGCGTGTTCCCCGATGCTTGCGATTTGCCATCGCCTGCGTACATTCTATTTCCCCATTGTTACGTTATAACGGCCGATTCCTTCTACTGGACGCCTGGCCGCGGCCAGAGTTTGAATCCGCTGAAAACAATTTCGACAACGTTGGGCGCCGCGCTGGTATCCGTGAAGAAAAGCGAATAGACGCGCGTGGCCGGCATCACGTAGGGTACGGCCAGCGGAAACGAAGCGTTGAGCGTGGCTGTGCCGGCCCAATTATCGATGTTGATGCCGTTGAAGATGGTTCCGCCGGCTTGCGCTTGCGGCGATGTGCCGATAAAGTCGCGTCCGGTGGCTTGTTCCTTCATTAAAACCTTGAGCAAACTAGACGTGCGGCTGGCTAGCGTCCACCACCATTCGAAATCCGCATCGGAGAGAATTTGCAGCGCGTTGGGATCTTGTGTGGCCGAGGCCGGCACAGTGCGATCCAGAACATAGCTGAAATACTGCCGCTCGAATTGATCGTCTAAAGCTGAGTTCATGTGACTCTCTCCTGTTCCTGCTTAGTGCCTTTGCGCTTGTACCTATCTCGCCACCGCTGAAATCCCGATTCCGCTTTCGCCGCTACCGCGATCCCGTGCATATCGATCTCGCCGCTACTTTGAAATGCGTGCTGATAGCCGGCTGCTTTCAGTTTCTCCTTGATCTCTTCATAAGCTGCCGAACTAATTTCAAGAACTGCGTACGTATGCGTCACCGTTCACCAAAGAAAAGATTGAGATTGGCACCTAGCTACCGTGCGCCGGTTGCTGCCGCGCGCCAAGTTCGATCTCAATCGGTTAGAGGATCGCGCGTGCCAGTACCCCTTCGAGGTACACATGCGCGTTGATGCCGGTGCCGACAACGCCGCCAGTGCCCGCGGTTGGACCCGCAGCCACTGTGGTGAACGCCGCCACGCCGGTGATCGTGGGATCCAGGATCACTGAGAAATTCTGGTTCTGTTCGATGAGCTGCCCGAGAATGGGTTCCATCTGATCCAAACCAGGAATTTGCGGCATCGGATCGGTGATGCTTGCCACGTTCTGCGCGGACGGCCATCCATTGGCGCCAGAAAGAGACGTTTGACTGGTGCCCGCCGCGGTGGTGATCGCTGCGCCGCTGGCAAAAGCGCCAGCCCCCGCAGGCGTCTTGCTCACCACCGAGGACCAGTAATTCTTCCCCGAGATGAACAAATCAAACTGCGTCTGGCCAACGAAAGCATTTAGATCCGCTACCGCCACATCGGAGCGCACCAAAGTTGCCGGCGCCTTCACCAGAAACTTTTTCGGTGCATCCAACATGCCGTTTTGAACCAGGTTGGTGTGATAGCCGGTTTTGATGAACGCCGCGCCGCCCGTTGGCGTATACGATGAGCCTATCGCCGTGGCGAAGAGTTGTTGCTTCGACAAGAGCGTGGCCACCGCAACACCGTAAAAATCGAAGATCGGCTGTACAAGGTACTCGAGCTGACCTGCGACGATCGGGTTTTTGCGGAAGTTCACATATTTCGGCCGTCCCACTTCCCTTTCTTCCATCACGGGCAAATGCGCGTAACGCGATTCAAACCGTGTGTTTTGTTTACTGTTCATTTTGAAATCACCCCGCTTTCCGAACGTGAATTTCGAAGCCTGCCCGCGCACCTGACTCCGGTTAGGAGTCACTCTTACGAGTGAATGCGCGGGGACAGAAAACTACCCGCCGTACCCGCCTGCGTAGCGGCTGCGGAAACGGTGATACCCGAGTTTGCCGTGTGCAGGTGGTGCCACCAAAACAGGCCCGGACGGAGTTGCAATTAGCGTGCCGGCGCCGCGGTTTACCGGAACGTTTCCCGTGCTTGCGCGCAGGTACTGATCCGAAGCCGTGGGAATGCCGAACCAGCTCGGCGCATAAAGCCCCAAACCAGGCGTATTGATGCCCGCCTGTTTCAAAGCCTTTAGCACCGTGATGGCAAGCCCGCCTTTCAGCGCGTCGCCATTGTGGTCGCCGATCATTTTGCCCACGAAGCCCATGCCGATCGCTGCCGCCGCCGAAGCCGCCACGCCCGTCCAGCCAGTGCTGAAACTCGGCGCAACCATCCCCGGCAGTGCGGCGGCCCCGACTGCGCCCGCAGCCACAAATGCCGCTTCCTTCACGATCCCGCCGGAAAGGCCGAATGGATTCCTTCGGTGATGCCGGCGATGATGATGCTTTCTGTGATATGCCAAGTTCCTCACCCCCTCCCCTATCGCTAACTAACAAAAATCGATGAAACAAGTGTTTCTGAGCTGCTCGAGCTCGAGGCCCTGGCGAGCTCCGCCGGCGGAGCCGCTAACCGCATAAACACTGGATTTTCTTTCTTCATACAAATGTTGCACTTTCCTCTACGCAGCCATGAATGCGCCGCTGGCGAAATATGCTTCCAGGTTGCCTTCGCGATCCATCGGATCGGGATTCACAAGCAATGCCGCTTTCAAATGCGTAGCCGGATCCGTGATGCACTTGATCTTTCCGAATCCGCCTTTTTTTATGTCCTGTGATCCCACCATCACACAAAGTTCCGTCAACGGCTGGATCACAAGAAACCATTTTCCGCGGGAATCCCTGATGCGGCCGCAAGCCCGCGATTCAATTTTCTGCTCAATACGCGGCGCAATGTCCCCCGCTTTTTTCGGGATCCACAACGGATCCGGAATGCTTGGCAGCGGCGTAAGCCCTTGCGGCAGTAGCAAATCGTTTTTGTCTCGGCTGATGGCAATTTTCGGCCCGTTGCGATGTGTGAGCCAATCTAAAGTAAGGTTCACCCAGGTAGCGGCTTGCCATTCGGAAAACGGCGCCATCACACCAGATTGTTTCCCTTGACTGAAAATCTTTTCTTGCTCGAGACTCTGCCAACGCGGACGCGATTGGCTGATGCCGGCGGTGGGAAGTTGCCGCTCGATCACAATCGTGGTAAGGATCGCGAAATTCTGATACTCGCGGTTGCGGATGCGCTCTTGCTGGATGCGCAGTTTATCCGCTAGCCGAAACATCTGCGTGGGCACGATCACCGTTGGTGCTTGCGCTGCTGTCGCCATTTAACCCTTTCCCATTTCCTTCCGCCGCTGTTCTTCGGCATTTTCTGCCGCTAGATTCCGCTCGCACAGCGACGGCACAGGCGAAGTTTCCGAGCTCGCCCTAATTTCTTATCCACGGCCCTTCGATGCGATAGTCTCCGCCTTCGTAGAGTAGCCGTTTGGTGCGCGTGTCAAATAAAACTGTGGGCAATTCTCCGTTTTCTTCGCCGTGTTCGTGCTTCCACAGATCTTCGTCTGGTGAAGCCACATGTTCCTTGCGGCACTGATAATCGATGCGGCGCCCTTTGCCGAGCTCGACAATTCCGTTTCCTCTGTCAATGGCGCCGAACGCCGCAAGAGCTGCTGTCACATCCTGCGCACCGTCGACAAAATAGATTTGCCGCGCGCTCGAGTCACACACCACTAGCGGCGGTTTGCCGCCCCACGCTGCCGGGAATTCATGGCCCACGGCTTCCGCGGCGCCGATGCGTTGCACCTGGCCACCCTTTGCCGGCTTGATATAAAGCGCGATGAGCGGCCCGAGTTTCGCGTAACGGCCGCGCGGCATGTGCGGCTCGTTATAAATGTCCATGTACTCCACTTCGCGGCCGGTAAACTCTTCCACGATCTCTTCCGTGGGCGGATTCGGCGCGCTCACCACTTCCACACGGGGATTCGCGCCCATGATGAGCAGCTCTGCGGGATTAGGTTGTTGGCCATTGTTTCTTAGCTTACGAATCAGATGGCGAAATTCTGGCTTGATCGCTGCAATCGCTTCTGCTTTAGTACGGAAAATCGTTGCTAGGTTGCCAGGAATTCCCCATCGTATTTTTCCTTTGTCGTAGAGTGAATCTGTCGGGTTGTGGCTGCCGCCCTTCGCTCGAGTAATGGCTTCTTTCAGGCTACGCACAGCGGCGGCTTTAGATTCGCCAGTGCCCACCATATTCCCGTATTTCGATAGGTACTTATGCGCCATGTATTTCTGAATCGATGGATCGAACACAATGCGGCGAGGATTCCGGCCGCTGGCGGCGCGGATTTGCGCGGCGCGATCGCGAGTTTCGCGTTTCTTTTGCAATGCGCTCACATCGCGAGGGTTTATCCCGCTCGCTTCCGCCATACGAAGAATCTCTGGCCAGCTTTTCCCTTGTGCAAGTACTTCGGGATCCCGCTTCACGTAAGCACGGATCAGCTTCCCTGCTTTGCGACGATCGCCGGAAAACACGGCTTGCTGCAGCCACGTTTTAAGGTGTTTTTTGGTGAAAGCGTCCATATTGCGGCGGCGCTTCATGTGGCTTGCACCGCCGTGGGGTTTGATACTTCGATGTAAAGCGATTCGCTATGCCCGCCGATCGCGCTTCGCCAGCCTACATGCAACGCTTTCCAGGCCAGCCCTTCGGCGGCGTCCGCTTCCTCTGCCGTCAAGGCATAACCTTCGCCGGCAAGTGGCCCGCCCGTTTCGCGGAATCCTTTTTCCAGTGCATCGCACGCCGCCAGATAATCGCTGTGCTCATCTGGTACGGGAATGTTTCCCGTATAAAAGTCGATGATGTAAAAAAGATAGCTATGCGCGCGTTCCTGATCGTTCGATAGACGCACACTTAGATCTACTCTTGGCCCATAGTTCGTCTCTTTCATACGGTGGACGTGGCCGAGCTCGATAGACTTCACCGGCTTGCCGGCTTTCCAATCGTCCAGCGCTTTGAGCACATCGGCTTTGATCTTCGCACTCATCGTTAAATAGCTTTTCCGTTCACCGTGGTGTAACTCGTCGCGCCAGATTGTGCGGCGTTTTCCGCCGGCGTCTCGAGCGGCGTCATATCCGCCACGCTCGCGTGCTCCACATGCCCTTCGATTCCGTCGACGGCGATCTCTGCAAGTTTTCCGTCTTCTAAGAAATTTTTGATCGTGCCGGTAAGTTTCACGGCTTTGTTGCTCATACGCAGGAAACTAACTCGATCGCCTACTTTTGGATCGCTCATCGGCGGCGCCCCCCACTAAAAAGATTCGGCAGTACAATCAACGCGCCGGCGCCCACCGCCAGCCACATGGCATTCCCTGTTAGCCACGTCTCGAGCGCCGTCATTGGCGTGGCGCCAGTGGGCACAGCAGTTTTTTGCAACGTGGCGAGAATCGCATTCGCTGTTACGGTGTCACCCTTCGCCTGCGCATCTTTCAGCGCTACGATTAAACTAGCGTTCGTGGCAGCGGTGGAAGTCTGCTGCGCTGCACCTGTCTGCGCCACGATCGTTTGCACATTGATCGAAGCCTGCCACGTCTTAAATGCCTGATACGCGAAATACGCGCCCACAATAAAAACGGCCGCGCCGGCCACCCAAATCAGAACGGGCGCGATGCCCAAGCCAGAAAGCCCTGGCGGCGTGGATCCCATCATCATCGTGTAGAACTGCACAAATTGCGGCGTGATGGAATTGTATTGTGCGCGCTGCTGCACGATCTGCTGCCCGAGCTGAATAAACGCCTGATTGCCCGCTTGCGGCCCGGCCGCCTGGTACTGCGCTTCCAAAGTTTTTAGAGCGCTATTCCAGTCCTGCAACATGCCGGTGAAGCCAGACCAGGAATTCTGATCCGTGGGATCGATGCCGATCGCGTCCGTAAAAGACATAGAGCCGCTGGTGATCGCTTCGTGCTGCGCCAGCGTGATGGAACCATTCAGATAAAGTTCATCCGCCGCGGCGGCTGTAGTATCGGAAGCATCGCCCATATCCCCGAGGCCATGCAGTCCGGAAGGACGTTCGTACAGTTCCCAGGGATCGAACGGGCGATTAAATTCGTATTCACCAAGCCCATGCAGATGCCACGCGCTGGGAAGAAAAGGATTGTGCCCTTGATCGTCGCGCCAGCCGGAAAGCTGTGCGGCGCATTGCGCATTCGTGGCGCCGTAGGGACGAAAGCCCACTTTGCTGGCTGTGTCTGCTTCCATGTAGGCCATTATTTTGACCCCATCGCGAAGGCGGCAACGGCCGCGGCCGCGAGTAATACGAAATTCGGCACGCCGGGAATTACCGTGGCGGCTGTAAGAGGATTCGCAGCGCCAGGCACGGCCGGCACAGCTACCCGCGGCGATGGCGCCGTGGTTAAACCTTGTGCGGCTTTTGCGGTGTTCGCGCCAGCCGTCATCAGTTGCGCAATGGCGGATGTGGCTTGCGCCGGCGTCATCGTGCCGGAAGCTACGGAGTTTCTATAAAGAGTCGCTAGCGCTTGATCTTGCGGGCTGAGCGAGGAAACCGGTGCGACAAGGCCGCCAGTGGGATCGTACATCGATGGATCGATAGGCGTGACGGCGGGGATCGATGGCAGGAAAGGTACGCCATTATCACTAGCAAACGATGGCGGAATCAAATCGCCCGAGGGATCGTACATCGTGGGATCGCCACCATCCTGCCCAAGATGCCACTCGATCGCGCCGAGTCCGCGCATGTAAATCGGGATCGGTGAAGTCCTAACGGTGTGTGGATGGCCGGCGATCATCGGTGTTTACTCCCGCCCATCAGCATCGCAGCGGCAGCGGCAGCGGCGGCCACTAATCCCCAATTCGGGATAGACGGAAAGAGCGAGCTCGGTTGCTCAAGCCACGTCATTGCGCCGGCAGCAGTGAAGCCAGTGTTTGGCGCAGTGAGTTGCATAGTCGCCGGATTTTGCGCAACGGCAGACGCGGGAACGATCTGTCCGGTGGAAAGATTCATGTAATTGCCGCTACCATCGTTAAGCGGAATCACCTGGTTAGTAGCCACGGTGGGCGCCGGCGCAGGCGAAACCGGTGGCGCAGTGTAAACAGGAATGGCCGGCGAAGGCGGCGCCGGCGTGAGCGTGCCCGGCGGTTGATTCACCACGCTGGTGGCGCCCGTCGACGGTGCAAACCCCTCACCAGTACCCGAGCTGGCAGGCGTGGCTGGATATTTTGGTGCCACCGGTGCGGCTACGGTATTCGGTGGCGGCGCCGGCAAAACCGGCAACGGTCCAGGCATCGGCCCTTGATAGAAAATCGGCCCGCCGCGCAACGGCAGGCGAACTATGTCGCTACCGTTATCGATGAAAGCGGCACCGAGAAGGCTCGAAGCGATCTCGCCTGGCGTTGGCGTGAAGTAGCGCGGCATATTTTCCGCCAGCGAAAGAAAATCATCTTCGCCCGTCTCTTTGAAATCCGCGGGAAAGGATCCTGGCGCAACGGATTGGCCGGCATGATGCCGCGTCTGAGATCCGCGATAAGTGGCCGCCGATCCGGAAGCATTCGGCCGCGGCGGTACTTCCGCCGAGCTGCGATAAACGCCGCGAGGGTTGCGCCGCGAAGCGTGGACGGAATCGTGAGAAGACATACCATCGCCGCGATCCATTTCGTAATCGTCTTGAGGAAGTATCGTGGTGCCGGCGGCTTGTGTGTGTGTGAAGCCTTTCGAATGTCCACCAGCCGGCCCGCCTGGCAGAGTGAGCCGCCAACCTGGATACGCGAAGTCCACAACGGCTTGATAAGCGCCAATCGTCATCGGTGTTTTTCCATCATCATCGCTGCGCCGACAAGTAGCGCGCCCCACAGCAGCCAGTTGGAACTGCCCGACAATGCAATGGCTGGCTGCGGTGCAGCGTAACCCGCAGGAATCATTCCAGGGGAATACGCCGTTTGAAACGAAGCGTAAGGCCCGCTCGAGTAACTAAATGGACTGGCCGGCATGCCTTGCGATGCGCGAATGATATCCGCGAATCCCTGATCCACTGTAGCGATCGTGGAAGAGGTTATCTCTCCGGAAGCGGCGTCTCCCATCGTGCGGTGGCGATTCACGCTGCCATAAGTTCCTAAACCGCTTACATGCGATTTGAAACGCGGATAATTTCCGAGCAGCCCACGCAAATCCCCTTGCGAATTGTCGGAAAGACTCCACCAACGCGCTCGAGTGAACGCCGGCGGCGCAACTCCAAACTGCGAATCACTGCGCGCGGGATCCATCGGGATCCACTGGCCATCGATCTGCCCCTCTACGTACACATGCGAAAAATCATCGCCGTTTGCGGCCACCGTCATCAGCCGCGCGGGATATCCCACCGCCATCAGCAGCGTGCCGAGCAACATTGAGATATCGTCGCAATCCCCCGAGCGGATCTGCAGCAGCTCTGCCGGCGGATACAGCGTCTCTTTGTTGACGGGATCTTTCGTAAAACGGATGTTACTTCGCACCCAATCGTAAAGCGCGCGCGCTTCCGAATAATCATCGAAAGCAGGAACACCGCGCACGATATCTTTGGCGGCGCGGAGAATGGAAGGATCGCGCAGCGCTTCGTCTACCAAACCGCGCATTTGATCGATGGTTTGTGCCACGCCAGCATCGCCGTTTAGCAACGGCGCGCGATAAATCGGCGAAGGCGGAAAGGCGATCGGCATTTTTAACGCCTGCCTTTAGGTTCTTTGGCCACGGGCGTAACTGTCTCTTTTTTGCATCAAATGTGTCAATAAGTGTGGTGCGGCACCCGTAGTACTAGACACACGCACCACGTTGTACCGTCACGCACTATAGTTGACAGGTGCCAATTAGTGGGCAATAATCTGCCCATTAGTGGGCATCTGAAAGGCGCATACGTGGCAACTACTTCTAGTCCAGTCGTTGAAAAGGTTACAAGAACGCGCACAGTACCCCCCGCCGAGCTCGCAAAAGAAAACACGAACACAATGCCCGATTTTTGGGAGTACATCGAATCGCTCGAGCCATCGCAATGGGAGCGCGAAGATCATGTGGTGTATTTGTACCGCGAGGATCCTAAAGACTCGACATATTCCACGGAGCCGAGCTACGTTGACAAATTTTCAGGAACAATCGAAATCTTTCCAGGCGGCCCAAGCTATCAAATGAACGATCGCGGAATCATCGAACACGCGATTAAGGAAAAGCATGGCGGCAAAGCGTTTCGCCTGATCTGCAAGAAAGGAAAGCAGCGCATCGCGATCGGGAAATGCGTCAACGGCGCCCCGCCGAAATATCCGGACACGAATCCGCAGCGCTTACCATTGCCGCACGCCATGCCAACGGATGCCAGCGTGGCTTCGAAAGCGATCGATGCGATGGCCAATCAGCAGCCAGACGCCATGCGCCTGGCGATGGAAGTACTTCGCAGCGCTTCCGAAATTGTGATGCGCACGGCCAATCCACCAACGCAGACGCCCACGCCGCCGCAGCGCGATCCGTTAGTGGAAGCACTTTTGCAAAGAGCATTGAATCCGCCAGCGCCACCGGATCCGTTCGAGATGTTCGTAAAGTTTAAGAATCTGATGGGCGATAGCGGCGGTGGCATGGCCGGCAATCCGCAGCTAATGGATAAAGTGCTCAGCGCGGCCGTTGATAAGATCCTGAATCCCGTGGCGCCAGTAACCGGCCGCACCACGCTACTCGATATCGGCCGAGAATTTATTCCAGTGTTGGGGACAGTCATGCACGAATATCGTTTGTCTCGCGAAGCAGATGCACGCATCACGGAGATCCAACGCAGCGCCATGCCCGCACAGCCGGCGCCGGCTGTACCTGCGGCCGCTTTGCCGCCGGCACCTGCGCCGCAGCCCGTTCCCCAAGCCGCGCCGAATCCGCCAGCAGCACCTGCGCTAACATTTCCACAGATCGAAGCGCACATCACGAAAATCATCACGAATCTGCAATACACTACAGATGAAGCCGTGGACAAAGTTCTAGAATTTCTCTACGATACGGATCCGCGCATAGTGGCCGCACTGCTAAATCCGCCATCGATAAATGCGCAACTCAAGCCAGGCAAAGAGGGATTGCTAGTTCTTTTCCAAGTCGAGGCGGAATTGAATCCGTGCCTTAACAATGTCCCGCGGCTTTCTGAGTTCCTGGATAAATTCATCGCACAAGCCACGGAAGAGGAAGCCGCCGAAGCGCGCCTGCGCGCCGCGGCGCCGGCCCCCGGCACAAAACCCGCGTAACGCTTTACGCACAATCCACAGTTTTTCCAAGAGCGCAGTTGACACGCGCCGCCTTCGTGGCATACATTCCTCCGCGTTCCGCGTCGAGTGAGGGTTTCGCGCCGAGCGTTGAGCATGGCTTGCTGTAACGCTCGGCGTGCCCTTTTCGATGTGGCAGCAAGCCAAATGTCATCAGATCCCCGCTCACGAACTAGTGCCGATAATCCGCCGCCGCAAAATATAGACGCGGAGCGCGCCATACTCGGCACAATCCTGCAAAACAATGCCGCGCTTGCCTCTATCGCCAAAATTCTCTATTCCGGTGATTTTTTCCACCAGCATCACCAGGTGATCTTCCGCCACATGCTGCGCCTGGCCGATGCCGGCGCGCCTGTCGAGCTCGTTACGCTTTCGGATTCGCTACACCAAGAACATACGATCGAAACCGCCGGCGGCGATGCCTACTTGGCTTCGCTGGCCGATGGCATGATGCGTGTCTCGAACGTGGAGCACTACGCGAAGATAGTGAAAGAAAAATCCCGCCTGCGCGAAATCATCCGCGCCACTCACGATCTGCAGCAGCAAGCATGGGCGAAAGATGGCAGCTCCGTGCAGATCTTCGCGGACCTGGCCGAATTCCTGAAAATGTCCAGCAACGGCCACGGCGATAATTCTTTAATTGCCGTCGACGTTTTAGACTTTCTGCAGATGAAGCTGGATCCCATCGATTTTGTGATTGAGCCGATACTTCCCGTGAGCAACTCCGCCATGATCTTCGCGCCCACCGGCGTTGGTAAAACGTACATCATGCTGCACATGGCCTACTCTGTAGCAATCGGCGCGCTGAATTGTTTTGTTTGGGATATCCCGCATGCCCGGCCCGTGCTCTACGTCGACGGCGAAATGGATCAGCTCACCCTGCAGGAACGGCTTAACGAAATCGTGAAAGCGTTTCTGCCGGTGACGCCGCAGCACGGCTATATGAAAGTGATCACGCCAGATCAGCAGCCTAAGTTCCCGCCGCGGATCAACACCAAAGAAGGCCGCGCGCGGATCGAGGAGCATCTATCACCGGGCGCCTTCTGCATCCTGGATAACATTGTCACTCTTTGCCCTGGCGGCGATGAGAAAGAATCGGAAGACTGGTCTGTGATCCAGGAATGGATTTTGTATCTGCGGCGGAATCGCATCAGCTTATTTATGGTGCAGCACGCCGGCAAGAGCGGAGATCAGATCGGCACATCGAAAAAAGAAATTCAGCTTTCCTGTAACATCAAACTGCGCAATCAAAATCACTACACGCCAGAAGACGGGTTGCGCGTCGAGGCGCGGCTAACAAAACTGCGGCGCCGCGGCAAGGATGGCCGGTGGGATCCGCGGTGGGCACAGCCGTTTGAGATCGCCTATAAAGTGAACGAAGGCGCGGCAGAGTTCACCACGCGCCCGATGAAAGGCATCCTCAAAAAGCAAGCCGTGGAATTACTGGTGGCGGGCGCCCATCCCAAAGAAGTGATGGAAGCCACTGGGCTCGATCGCTTCGTGGTCTATCGCTTAAAGAAAACCCTCAAAGATCAAGGTATCGCCGCCGCGGAAGCGTCCGAATAGCGTTCGGATAGCGTATTCCCATATATATTTTTTCTCAAGATCAGGTGATTGTGCGCACCAGATCGCACGTGCGAAACGCACATACCCCTATGTGCGATTTGTCTCTGTAACTCCTTTAGAATCTATAACCCTTGTGCGATGTATGTGCGATGTATATACATTTTTTACGTGTAAGTGCTTTAGTTTCAGTAAAAGGTGCGTTTTTGTGTGCGAAGTGTGTGTGTGTGTACCCCCTAAATTTGCCCGAAACGCACATCCCTACCCCCCCCCGGTATACTGTCAGAATTATCTGGCAGTAGTAGGATGGAATGTTTTTTCACACTCTCCCGCACAAAAAGACTCTAACTCTTTTCTTTTCTTTAGAGAGCGTAAAACTACCGCACATCTTTCCGGCTAAACCCTTTGTTTCCGTAAGCCGCTCCGCCGATCCGCACAAGCCATTCGCACATCGCGCACATGCCTATGTATATTAGACTTAACGCCGAGATCAATTTTAATTGACGTGCGCGGCGAAAATAGTGCTTGACATTTAATCGTAAATATCGTATTGTTCGTATATGTCAAGAGGTAAGCAGGTGCGGGCGTTAAGGCCCGATCAAATCGCACGCCTGGCGGCTTTTAAGAAGGCGGCGCATCCAGAGCATGGCGCCCCTCACGGTTACAGCTATCCACAGCTACGGATGGCGATGGCGGCATCCTTCCGGTGGGAGACACTCAAGAAAGCGCTTGGCGGGCTTCCTGTGTGGGATCTGCACCATAGCTATATCGTTGACTGGATTGAGCGATACTTGCCCGCGGCGCCGGCCGCCGTCGACGGCAAAGCGGCTGCCAGTGGTGAACGTGAAACAGAAGAGGCATCGGGCGATGGCGAGCCAAACGAAGAGGAAGCCGGCACAACTGGAACTATTCGCGGGAGCCGGTGAAATCCACGCACTCGGATTGCTTGGATGGAAGGATGCAATATGGTCGAAACGAATCGAAATACCGCTACAGAACGGGAATTGCTTGACGCTAGATCTGGCAACTATACGCCGATCGCGCCAGGAACCATCACCATCAGCGGCCCCTGCATCGAATGCCGGCAAGAGACAGAATCCGTAGTCCGCGGGGATGTGAATAGCGTTGTCTTCCTCTGCCCGCCGTGCGGGAAAGCGATCCGCGAAGGGCGCCTGGCATGAGTGTCGAGCCGCGGCGCGGTTGTGGTTTTCGCAAAGTTGGCGGTCTGTACCTAGTATCGGGCGGCCGCGGCGTTTTTTGTGATCGGCTACCTATCGCGCTTGATGTGTGTCCTACGTGTTCGCACGGTATCAAGCAATCCCGCGGTTGGACGTGGGTAGACACTGCGGCGCTAGTCGGTGGTGTCCATCCTCAGTGTGAAGATACTTTTGCCTGCCCATTGTGCATGGCACCGCAAGATCTAGGCCGCTCTGGCCTACTGTGGATCGGCGAAAAGTTTTATAAATCCCCGTTAGACTTTGATCGAGAAGCTGCCGCATTAGGCGTGAGCCGTAGGATCGCCGCCATTCCGCGCGGTTTCAAAGTTGGAGAAAAGTGGATATTGCTCGCGCATCCCAAAGCAGTAATGCAAATGCAACGCTGTGAGTGTGGGCATTCCTACGCCGATCATTTTCATAATGGATTCGGCCCGTGTGGTGTTTGTCCAGCCGATAAATGCACACTTTTTCAAGCGGCATTGACACCCGGCATTTTCAAAGTGTGGCGGCCAGAACGGATCGAGAAGATCCTTGCGGAATCACAACGCGGATCCGCGGAAGCCTTAGAGCTGATCGAAAAAGGTATAACGTTGGTTTTTGTTCCGGACGATGATCCCGATCATCGAGGATCTGCGCACGATAAGTTGGGAGAAGAGGAAGACTAAACCATGAGCCCCACCACGAAACTCGCGCTGCGGCGGTTTGCGCTGCGATGGCTGCGGAAGCTGGTCGACGTTGCGGACGATCGCCTGCATGCCGCCGAAGTACAACTGCGAAACGATCTCTCTGGCCGTAATCAAGTACCTGCGAAGGCGGCATCCATTTGCGGGGAAAACCGTGATCTCAAGACCTGCCTCACCGAGCACCCGGTACGGCCAGAGAATTATATCCAATGGGAAGCGCGGCGCAGCGGTGTGGCGCCGATATCGAAGAAAACCGCCCGCCGGCAGCGGCAACGAATGACCGCGGCCGCCTTTGATCTCAGGTTCGCGCGATGAACGCCGAAGAGATCCGAAAGACGGAGCAGCCGAGCCACAAGAGCGATCCTCACACTGCCGCTGTTTTCTGGCTTCGCGAGATTGCCGCGCAGCTCGCAGAACTAAACGCGGGGAATGCTGCGAGCGCAATGCTAAAGAAGATCGAAGTGATATCCCTGCGGACGTGTAACTCAGAGCGAGACTTAGCAGTTACTCTGGAAAGTATCCGCCATTTATTCTACGAAAAACAAAGAGAGAACTATAGGACGTGAGCGGATCGATCCATCTTGGCTATGTGGTGGGCACAGGTGAGCCCGTGGAGATCCCGCTACGCCATACGGCCGTCACCGGGCAAACGCAGGAATCCGGAAAAACTACCACGCTCGAGGGATTGATCCATCGCTCTGGATTGCAGGCAGTGGCCTACGTCACCAAACGCGGTGAATCTAGTTTCCACGTGATGCGGCCGATCCCGCCCTACTTCCAGGAACGCGCAGACTGGAAATTCGTGCAATCACTGCTCGAGGCGTCCACCGAAACGAAATTAAAATTCGAACAGAGTTGGATCATGCGCGCCAGTGAAGGCGCCAAAACGCTGCAGGATGTGCAGACGAATATCAAGCGCTTTCTAGAAGGCGTCAAAGAGCCGCGCGCTTTGCCGCGCCGCGGGCGCAATCCAAACCGGACAGATCAGAAGGAAGTGAAAGAACGCTGGCTGCAAAAGCCGGCGCGCGGGCTTTCCGGCGATGTGTATTACGTCCTAAACAAATACCTGGACGATATCATGCCGCAGCTCGCCGAGATGCCGTACACCACCGCGCTCGAGCTGGCCGATGGGCTGAATGTGATGGATCTGCGCGATTATGAATTCCCCCTGCAAGCGCTGGTGATCCGTTCCGTCACCGATCGGATACGGCAGCACCTGGAAGGAACGATCAATATCATCCCCGAAGCGTGGAAGTTTGCGCCGAAGTTTCGTGGCTCGCCCGTGCGCCTGGCGGCGGAAGAATACGTGCGCGAAGCCGCGGCTATGAAAAACTTCCTCTGGATCGATTCGCAGGATCTGGCCGGCGTGGCGGATGTGCTGATGCGCCAGGTGGGCGTCTGGCTCTTTGGCGTGCAGCGCGCCACGCGGGAGATCTGGCGCGCGCTCGAGCACATGCCCGAGGGTTTGCCGGCAAAGCGGCCGCGGCCGGCGGATATCGCTACGCTCAGTAAAGGCCAGTTCTATGTTTGCTTTGGGAAAGAGATGTACAAAGTTTATGTGCAGCCGGCGTGGATGACGGCCGCACACGCGGAAGCGATCGCCCGCGGGGAAGAGGATGTGGAATCCGCCCGCGAGATTTTAAAGGAGTACGCACATGGTGCAAATCAAAAGCAAGCCGTGGCCGCCGCCCACAAGCGAAGCGGATCTGCGGAAGTGGTGCCGGCAAGCGAAGTGGTTTCAGTGTCTCGGCTGCAATCCGGTGAAGTTTCTGAAAGCGGATCAGGTGATCCCGCATTTAATGGCAACGCACAGCGTGGCGATGATCCAGCCGGTAGCGCCGAAAGCGAGGAAGCCATGTGGAAAGAAAAGTACGAAGAGTTAAAGAAAGAATTCGATCTTTTGACCGCGCGGATGCGTGTGGTGCCCGTGGGACCTCCAGCCAATGGCGCGCCCGTGATTCGCGGCGAAATGGCAGAATGGTTCGAAAAGTTTCCCGCTGATTCGCTTGAAGCCACATACCAGTACATTCGAAAACGGCTGCGCGAGGAGAATCCTCAAGATCTCCTGGCGATAATGAAAAAACCAGAGATGCGAGTCCAGATTGAACGGCCGGTGCTCACGATCGAAGGCAATACCCTGCAGGGACGGATGGCCCAACTGGTGAGTGAAGGATTTTTCAAACAAGCGCAAAGCGCGAAAGTTGCTACCGCGGAAGCGGTACGCCGCGGCTGGTGTCACCCGAAAACGCCGTTTATGCGTGTCCAGGATCCACTGGACAAACTAACCGGGATGGGCTTCCTCACACGCGAAGCCGATGGCTATCTGATCGTTCCAGGCATGAAAATCAACATCACGGAGGCGTGAGTGTATAGCATCCGCATGGAGCAAATAGTGGTGGATTCAGGAGGATCGAGTTACGAAGGAATTTTGTACGGCAGAGATCGCCACGGGAATGTATACGAATATATACGGGCGGAAAATGGCGAAGGCTGGCGCCCGTTGGTGATGAATGAAGTTGAGATAAAGCCTTCCGAAAATGAGGAAAAGGGAAAATGAAAGCATTTCTCTCAGGTATCAAACGCTGGTGGCTGCGGCGGTATCGCGGCATTGTGGTGCCGCCGGCACACGCCAAAGGCCACGGCACGATCTGGCAGCAATGGCCGGCATGGCGTACCACGTTCTTTTGCCCGTGCGGCCAGGGCGGGGAATTCCTTCCGCAAGATTATGTGATTCGCGAACAGAATCACGTCGACGGCTGCCCTGGATTGATCGATGCAAACACACACCACTTTGCGGATCTGAATAAAACGCCATTGATGGATCTGCGGCCGTGCCAATGCCCGGTAACAGATGCCCGGTATATCAAGATCTGTCTCAACTGCCGCCGCGGCCACTGGAAGCAAGCACAATGAGCACAATCTATAAAACGAAGACGGTAGCGATCCCTGGCAGCGGTGTTTCTTTGTTCCATCTTGTGAAGGAATGTCTAGTTCTTTCCGTCACCAGGGGCGAGCCTATCGAGTTTGAGTTTAACGGCACATCGATAGTGGTAGACGCCGACAAAGCTGCCGGCGAGATCATGCGGGATCAATACGACAACGCACGTCAAACAAAATGATCCGCGAGAACACATACAGTCACCGCTACTATGGCCAGCCAATTTCCATGAGGATCCGATGCGGTACGCATTCGCTCTACGTGGACAATCGCGAGCTGTACAGTACCTATCGGCTATACGATTTGTACGGACGGATCATTCTCTGCCATGCTGTTCGCACACCGGATCCGGTGCCCGTTCGCCCCGCTCAGATTATCCACGCACGCACGATCCCCTGGTTTATGTGGCTGTACTACGCGATCCGTGATGCCATCCGCCAGCATCGCGAAAATCGCGAATTAAACGAATGGTTAGAACTGGACCAGATCCGTAGGGAAGCCATCCAGAAAGCCGTTAAGGATCGCGGTTTAGGCCGTTTCGAAAGGAGATACAATCGATGAGCACACCAGCCCCGCCAGGAAGCACAATCCCAGCGCCACGGCCGCCGAATTGTCCGCATTGCGATGAGTTACTACCAGAGCTCGGCTTGTATGCCTACCAGGTAAGCGGTTTTAAGATCCTCAATTTGTGGTGCGTGCATTGCGGGAAAGCGCTGCATTTCCAAATCTTTCAGGCTCGGCCGGATGAAGACGGCCCAAAGGTGCATCTGCCATCGTGAAACGGCCGGCAAAAAAGCGGAAAGCGTTTCGAACGTCGCCATCGGTGCGGCTGCCGCGCGCGGCTGTCGAAAAGCTACAGTCTGAGCTCTGCCAGCGAAATATAGAGCTGCAGGCGGTGGGCAATGCGCTCGAGCGCGCGATCAACGCCTACGCGCGCCGGCACCAGATGCACTATGACGCGCTGCGGGATCTGATGGCCTATTTTGACAAAGTGAACGCCAGCCGCGGCGATTGGACTGTGGCCGATGTAAAGCGCATCGAAGAGATCCGCCTTCTTTCGATTGGAGTGTGAACCGTGGACAAAAATGCACTAGCAAGCAAACTACTCTCAAGCCGAAATCTTCCGCCGATCGAGCCCAACGGCGATAAGCCCGCAGTCTACGGATCGAAACTTAGTGAAGCCGGCAGCTATTTGAAGTCTGCGCGCATTTGCTTGCTCACATGGGTACGGCAGAACTATGTGAATGCGCCGAATGTAGACCATAACACGGATGATGTGCGCGAACTGCTGTCAATGGCGCAGGATCTGGAAGACGCGCGCGCGCGGCTGGATGTGAAAGTGAGCATTCTCGGAAAATAAAAATGGGTAAAACGTCGATCGAATGGACGGATGCAAGCTGGAATCCGATCGTAGGCTGTACGGAGATCTCTCCTGGCTGTGCCAACTGCTACGCTGCACGGCTGAGCGCTTCACGCCTGGCCCATAATCCTGCATACAATGGACTGGCCACGATCCAGACGGAAGGATCCTTGCGCGGCCAGCGGCATGTGCGCTGGACTGGCGAAGTGCGTTTCCTGCCCGAGCGGCTCGAGGAACCATTGCATTGGAAAAAGCCGCGGCGGATCTTCGTCTGCGATATGGGCGATCTTTTCCACGAAGACGTTGGCATCGATCAGATCGTAAAAGTTCTCGATGTAATCGATAAATGCCCGCAGCACACATTCCAGATTCTCACTAAGCGCGCCGATCGGATGAACGGGGTTATGCGGCACTATCCAGTGAAGCCCAACGGATGGCTCGGCGTGAGCGTGGAAAATCAGACGATGGCCGATAAGCGCATCCCTTATCTGCTCGATACGCCGGCGGCGGTGCGCTTTCTTTCCTGCGAGCCGCTGCTAGGACTAGTGAAAATCGCCGAGCGACTATCGGCGCCTTGTAACTGCGCTCTAAAGAATAGCTTTGGCGAGTATGCCAGGCATGCCCCTACATGCCACGTTCGCCGGCGAATCGATTGGATCATCGCCGGCGGAGAAAGCGGCCCGCACGCCAGGCCAATGCCGCCGGATGCAGTGCGATCGCTGCGTGATCAATGCCAGGCAGCCGGCATACCCTTCTTTTTTAAACAGTGGGGAGAATTCGCGCCCACTCGAGGCACGGAAAGCGGCCGCCTATTCGCCGGCGTGAATATCGGCGATCAGCTCATGCTGCGCTACGGCAAGAAAAGATCTGGCCGGCTGCTGGATGGAAGGGAATGGAATGAATTTCCTAAATAGATTGTTCTATGTCAATCGCGCGATTCTGGCGGTGCTGGCGATCGCGGTGTGGCCGGTCTGGCCGGCGGGGTTTCTGGCGTGGATCCATCTGCACCGCGAATTGATTCTCGGCATTCTGATCGGATCCGTGGCCGAGCTGCTGATAGTTTACGCTTCGCGCTGGACGTGGGATCGCGTCCAGTGGATGCGCTGGTTTTCTCATCAATGAAAATAAGGATCTTTTTCGATAGGAAAATTCTTCGGTGGATAGTGGTGCGCCAGGGAGAGAGATGGGTACAGGCATCTTCCCCTTTTCCCTGCTTTGCTTACGTGTGGCACTGTCTAAGGCTACATGCACCGCGGTTATCTAGCCATTTGCCAGGAATGTTTGGCGCATGAAAGCGCTTAGTCTATGGCAGCCGTGGGCATCGCTGATCGCGCTTGGCGAAAAGCGGATAGAGACACGCGAATGGAGCACGAAGCACCGCGGCTATCTCGCGATCCACGCGACGGCAAAACTACCTCCGCGGTGGCTTGGCGCATCGCGTCACTCGGAAATGTTTAGAAACGAATTAGCGGACGTTTTTAATGTTCGCCGTGATCATGTAGAAGCGGCCACGCGGAAACTGCCTCTAAGTTCTGTGCTTTGTATCGTTAACCTGGTGGATATTCAGGAAACCATCCACGTGCGTGAAATCCTCTGCGAGCGCGAGCTTATTTTTGGAAACTACAAAGATGGGCGTTATGCGTGGTTTTTAGAGATAGTGGAAGTCTTCGAAACGCCGATCCACGCAAAAGGGAATCGCTTGATCTGGAACTGGCAAAAATGAGAAAACCGATTCAGATGCGCGAAGCTGGCCCACATCCCTGGCGGATCGCTGAATCCAAAGGCGGAAAATTGTTTATCTACGCCGCCGGCGAATCACAGCCGATCCCGATCCTAAAAATGAAGAAACATCCCACCAGAAGGGAACTGGCTACCCTGCAACTGATCTGCGATGCCGTGAATTATTTCCGCGAGCGCAATCCACAATATCGATGAAAGCCGCTCAATCCTGTTCTATTTAAGTAGAAAAAAAAGGGAAGTGCGGTCCAACCCTGCACGCCCCGAAGGCGCCACGCACTTCCCTTTGCGTCTGGAACGTGTTGCCGCGAGTCTACCATTGCCGCGTGCAAAAGAAAAACGCGGAGCGCTTTGACGGAAGAAAGCGCCCCGCGTTGGGGGTTTGGGGATCGCTCTTGGGTAAAGAGCAATCCGCGAGAGATGGTAGCGGCGGCGGGAATCGAACCCGCTACAGCGAGGTTATGAATCTCGCCTGCATCCGGAGCAGCTCACCGCTTACAAACTACGGCGCCGGTACGAAGCTGGCGATAAGCGTATCGGGCACAGTTGGCGGTGGCACCACAGGCGCCACAACGTCAAAACTGGCCGGCGCGCTCACTAGCGGCGGTGTCTGGCTGTTATCCGTAACCACTACGGTGACGGTTCCCACGGCGCCAGTGCCGTTGGGCTTAAAATTCGTTGGCGTAGTCTGATCCGCGCTGCCCGGCGTCACGATCACGGTGTTATTCGGATCCTGTACGTCAAGCGTAAACGGCCCCGCTGTCAACGGGAATGGCTGGCCCTTAGCCGATTCAGCCAGTGCCAGATTCAGCCCCTTTAGATCGTTTGAATTGATCTGCATTGCGAATGTTCCTCCTGATCGAAAATCGTTGAGAGAGTAGCCGCCGCGGATGATCGATTCTGCAAGTACGGCAGAAAAGATTTGCCGGCTCACCGAGTTGATGCAAGCCGGCAGGAAGAATACAAATAATTCGCGCCGGTGTCTACCGTGATGATGAGGCCGGTGCCGCGGCTCGCGATGTTCCTTTTTAGACACAATTAGGCTGCCGCGGGCGGTGGGGTGGCCGGCGGATCCGTAGAAATGGGCGGTTGGCCGAGTTTCTCGAGCTCGGCATTGATGGCCGAGATATCATCTTCCGCCAGCTTGTGGATGGCATCCAGCTCGGCGCCATCGGTTTGAATCAGAATCTGGTAGTCCACAGTTTCGGCACCCGTGGCGATCGAGCGGATCTCTTTCACTAGGCCGATAGCCAGGGGAATAACCTGGCCGGCGACGGGGATCCCGATGCTGATAATCTGCCCCGCATCGCTCAGCGCGCCCAAAATGTTTTTTGTAGTGCTCATGGCTTGTTTTCTCCTCTTTCAAAGTCTAGCGGAAAGTGCCGTCTACACGGCTTGCCCTTCACTTTCCGCCAGGCGTGGCCACTTATCGGTTTATGGTTTAAGTGGATGCCTAAAATTTCTCTTCCTCAACGGCCGTTTCTTCATCTTCCTGCGTTTGTGGCCAGGTAACTTGCGGTGCCTGTGCCTTCGGTGCCGGCTCGAGCAAAATCAACGGCCGCGGGATCAACTCTTCAATCGCTTCGCGAGCCACATCTTCCGTACAGGGGATTAGCCGATAGATCGAACCTGGCCCGAGCAATTGCGAAGACGCAGCGCTAGCCAGCCGCTTCACTTTAGCGCCGGCTGGCGTCCAGTTACTATCGATCCCGTCTTTAGCTGTGGTATAGCCTGGCCGGGTGAGTGTGTATTCCCGCTCAGCAAGTGCTGGCGTATCCACGCGGAAAAGGCATGCCGATCCGTAGGCTTCCGTGGTGACAAAGCCGATCGCCTTCTGATGGCCAAAGATCTCGACAATGGCCCACCCTTCGAATGCGGCTTGTTTAGCTTCCATTTGCGGAAAATCCTCAGAGGGAAAGGATTAGGCCAACAATACTGGTTAGATCGCCTATCAGCTTGTTTACGGTTTGCAGTGAGTTGGGATTCTTGATCCCTGTGGCGCCCATAGCGTTTAGGTGCTGGATCTGCGTCGAAATATTTTGAACGTAGCCGGCCACTTGCTGCTTGGCGCTAGCGGAAAAATTTTGTGGGCTTTGCCGCAGTACAGCTTCCGCAGCCAATTCCGCTTGATCAATCCTTGCCAGTACGCGCAACGCATTGGCGTAATACGCATCTTCCAGCATAGTGCCGTTGTGCAAGTCAATCAGCGCTTGCCGTAGCGATGAAACCGTACTGGCCACTTTGTGCAAGTCCGCGATCGCGGAATCCCAATTCTGTGCTTGCTGCAGCGTAACGCCTGGCGGCAGGTTGGTGACGTTCTTTACTCGAGCGGCACATCCAGAAAAGAAAAGAGCGCTGCCGAGACATACAGCCAAAAGTTTCCGTGTCATTTTGTTTTCTCCTCAGTTGGGGACTGCGCGGGGACGGAAGTCGCTGTCAACTTATCCGGATTGCCGTTTCCACCGTTGGTGGTAGGCCGGGCGCCCACTGCACCGAGAAACGCGCCATTGACGGCGGAAAGGATACCCACCACGGTGGTCTGCACGGTAGGATCAAAATTCTTCCAATAGCGGATGAGCACCGCCACAAAAATCAAGTCTGTCATCCAGAGCAGCAAAAGTTGCCCGCCTTTGGATTCGAAGCTGTCCAGGAAGGATTGCCAGCCGGCCGCGCTTGGGTATTTGTTGCGGATGATCAGAGACAAGCCGATCGCCGCGCCAAATAGCGTAAGCGTATTTTCTTGGAACCATTGCCAAAGATTCATTTCAGCGCTTTCCGTCCTGCCGAGACTACCACATCGCCCCAGGTATGGCGAGTGAACCAGCGGAAGATGCCACGCACCGCCAGAAGAAAGAAAAGCACGGCGCCAATCAGGATCGCGAAGCTGGCCAGGACGATCGCGCCCACCAGAACGTTGGCTGCAGCGTTTTCGATGGCTGCCACGATCATGTTAGCGTAGTCCATAGATCCATCCGCCGCATCGCGTTGGGCACGTAGTTGGGATCGGCCGTCTCCGCCGTGGGATGCCCGCCATTCCAGCAGTGGAGCATCGCACTAAAATCCTTTGTTATGTCCAGTTGGAAGTGCGTAGCAAACTGCGCCAGCATGCGCGTACACATGGCCATGTGTAGCGCGGGATCCCGCAGCCCATCGATCGTTTTGGTGCTGCCGCCTTCCAGGATGTGATACCCCATTATCTGCGTAAGCCCCCAGCTTGACGCCAAAGCATCAGCACGCTGGAAGGCATCAGCGGGGAGATTGGCAGGGACGTTTGTGGTAGGTAGAGAAACACCCGCGATGTATCCGACCAGGCTAACTCTCGAGATGCTGCCGTAAGCCGTCTTTCGTCCCAGAAGTACTTCCCAGAGAGCTGCAAGCACGCCTTTTTCTAATCGTTTTGCATTTTCGTCGCCGCCAGATTCATTGGCAATTAAAGCCGCCAGAAACGCCGCCGGCACACTCGAGTTATCCGCGGCCGTGGCAATCACGGTGCCCCACTTGTACTTGATGGATTGCATCAGCTCGAGATCGGTCACGCCGGCACCGCCGTGAATCGCTTGAAACCGTTAACGAATTCCTGCCACTCTCCCCAGGATATTTTATTATTCGCGATCGCTACCAGATCGGCGTCGCTGATAGTCATTTTTCTACGATCCAACACAAAAGCGAAAGCGTAGCCCAAACAAAAAGCGATCCTAGAATTTCCAAGAGTTTCAGCATGAGCCAGGATATCCTGCGGGATTTTCGTGCTGCGGCCGGCGTATATCTCGCACGCCTCTGCGAAAGGCCCGTTGGAACCAAAATATTGATCTCGCATCATTTCGCTGTCCAGCGCACGTAAGCCATGAAGCCCGTGGCGCCAGTGATCAAGATCTGAATCACTGCCATTGGCCACATTTTAGCGGCCACCGCGATGATCACCGAAATGAAGGCTCCGAGACAGAGGATTGTCCAGGCAATAGCTAAGGTAAGTTGCATTTCGCGGAGAGATAAACACTACTTTAGGGGTTTGTCAACAAGTTTAATCCCGCCGCACGCCACGCTCGATGATCCCCGCCAGGCGTATGATCCAGCCAATAAACCACACCGAGCATCCGCACTGCGCATCCGTATCGCCGTCCACGGTGTTTTCGCAGCGTTTCCAGTGCATCCGGAAGGCATGGCCGCAGAATGGGCAGCAAAAGCGCCAGCCAAATGGCCCCGTTTCAATAAAAAATCTCATGTTTCGTTAAATAACCACAGAGCGGCCACGCCGAGTAATGCCCAAAGCGCCACGGTGCCAAAGGATGGCGTCGACGGCGCCGGCATGAGCAGGGAAGGATCCACGGCGGCATACATCGGCGGCGGAGCGGTATCCGTCACCGGCTGGCCCGTAGCCGCATCCAGGATTAGCGGCGCCGGCGCGGGCGGTTGCACCTGTGCCAGCATGGCCGGCGTTTCGTACATCCCGTATTCTCCGCTGGTGTAGGTGCTCCACGGATGAAAGCCTTCAACGGCGTAAAGTGAATAGGCGGCTGCGGCGTTGGTTTGCGGATCCATCAGGTTGGCGCCGGCGAATTCAGGATGTGCGGCCAGATAGATCTGCCAAAGGCCATACGATCCGCGGCCATCGCTCGAGCTCGAGCGGTTAAACTTCCCTGGCACGTCTTGCGGCTCTTTATTGTAGTTTGAGGAGTTGCCGCCCGATTCGGCCAGCGCGATCGCCACAGCCGTTACCAGATCGTTACCGGTGAATCCGGCCGCGGCCGCGTACTCTGCGATTTGTGCCGGTGAAAGATTCATATCGTCCCAATTCCACCCGTGAGCATATTCTTCATGGCTTGCCGTCTTCCGCCAGCAGCGCAGCCAGATCGCGCAGCGCTTTGCGCAGCGTCCCATCTGTCTTGGGCATACCGTTCGCATAGCGGTACATCGTAACTCGAGCGATGCCCGTGGCCCTGGCGAGATCCCTTATAGACCTGCAACGTATACGGCATTGGACGATCACCACAGCGCGGGAAAGCACCTGGCCATTATAGACTTTCGAAGTTTCGCGCGAAGCCTCAAAAATTTCTTCCCCGGTAAGCTGCGCATACTCTTCCGCCGCGCTCAGCGTTTCCGCTGCAGGAAACATCGCGAGTTTAGCGGCCGTCGCCATCAGAATAAACTCGGATTCTGGCGTTCACGTTCCAGCCGCTTGTGGAGTTGCTGCTGTTTCTTCGTTGCGTAGTCTGGATGGCATCCCATGCACGGCCCGAGATCGCCATTTTCATATTGTAAGCGAAGCGTTTTTCTCTGGCATGCTTCGCAGAATTTCAGCGCGAGCAATTCCGTGGTGCCTACTGTGGGGATGTGTGACGGTGCTTTCGGCATGTCACTCTTGCACCATATCGATCGTATCGTCTTCGGCGTCTTCCGCGCCGGCGAGGATCTCATCTAGCCACTCTTCCAGAGCATCGCCATCCGCCGGCGGCAGGCTATCGATCTCTCGAGCGTATTCGATCGTCTGATTTGTACGAAACGCCGGCCCAAACTTCGGGCAGATCTCGGCGTGCTGGCGCAGAGCGGCGTCCGCGGCCGTTTTCGTGGCACCAAAGAAGATGTGGCCCACGGAGACGCTGCCATCTGGATCGATCTTAAAAGAGAATACCGCGGTGGGCATCTTAGGGATTCTCCTGATAGAAGGCTGGACGATTCAGAAGGCTGGTAGGCACGCCGGCGGTTTTACTGCTGATAGCTACAGCGTGGTGTCTATGTTCTTCGCAAAAGCCGCGCTTGCCAATCTTATACATCGGTTTATTCGGGCAGCGTATGCCCGCAGCATTCACGATACAGCAGCGCTCTGGATCCTTGCTCATGCGGATGGTTCTACTCTACTTAACAAGAAACTTCAACACCAAAGCCAGCACGGCACTTAGCACCGATAATCCGATGGCCACATAGATCGCTCGCTGGCCGCTCACGCCATCGGCTAGCAGTTTGATCGCGTTGTCTCTAGACTTAAACTTTTCATCCGTCAGAGTACGCTCCGCGGCGATCGCGCGATCCACGAAATCTTTCGATACAGGTTCGCTCATCGGTGGCGCGATTCGAGATCATCCACTTTCGTTTCGATACGATCCAGCCGGCGTTCCAGCGCGTGCTGGCCGTCCTGATATTGATCGAGCGTGACGCCTGGCCGGGATTCGAGCGTTTGGATGCGGCGTTCGTTTTCGTTACTCTGTGCGCGTAGATCCGCGTATCCCATCACGCCAATGACCAGCCAGGAAACCAGAACTAGGATGACGTGCCAGTTTTTAACGGTAGCGATCGATTCCCCATTTGACACGCGCCACTCCCCTTCGGACCAGAGATCAAAAGCCACTGCGCTTCGCACTCTACACATTTCAAAAGTTCTGGCGGCTCGAGATTATCGAAATTAAGTTCACGGCCACAGCCAGGGCAAAAAGATATCTGCCCTTTCCTGCCCGGCTTTGTGATGGCCCACTGGCTCATCGTTCACGGCTCAGTCACTCCCGTTTTTGGCGGATCCGGTTTGGTGTTCCACCACGCCACGGCCATCGCGCCCATCCAAGCAGCGCCAATCAGTTTCAGGGATTCGAGCAGTGTAGACAGGCCGTGCGATGTAGGTTCTTCCACTTTGCCAATCCCGATCAGAGCGGACAGTACTTCGATACCGCCCACGATAAGCACCGCCAGCGTGAATCCCAGGATGATCTTTAGCCGTTCATCGCTCACTGCATGTTACCTCTATCGTCTTGCCCGGCTCACCATAAACCTTGATATAGCCGCGTTTGAATCCACCCTCTTGTACGTGCTTCCACTCCATCCCTGTGCCATCAGTGTGGCAAACCGGGCTTGCGGCAAACGCTTTGCGGAATGGGAAGATCACATGCCCCGCCGCGGGCACTACTTGGCTGAAAGTTTCGATGTGCGGCGCCGCCGGCGGTGCCTGCGTAATGGGCTGGCGAGCCGCACATCCGGATAGAAATACAGCGAAGATGACAAGAAATTTCATGGCGTATGATTGATCCCCGCAAAATTCATTCCTGCAGCTTCAAAAACTACGCGCACCGTGGACGTTCCGGCGGGCAGCGTGACGGCCGTCGACGCCGCTTGATAAACGAACTGCCTAAAACTCCCGGTATTCGGCACGGTGAGCGTGGCGCCGATCTTCGTGCCGGCGGGAAATTCAAAATGCCATTTGCCAGGACTGTTTGGCGAAGCTACGCAGCCGCTGAGCGTATAGCCGCCTGCGG